AATGACTCCTATGCTTATTTAGGAAGGTTGGATTGGGCTCCGGCTGGTGTTTCATGCAAAACGAAGTACGAGAAGTCTCCTATATATGATTATATTGAGAAAGAGATTGCGTACGAGCCAAGCATCATGGGGGACAAGAATGATTCGCGCACCACAAAATCACCCAAGCAGGTTTTGGCCGATATTGCTAACCGAGCGGATTCCTCTCTTGCAGTTATGCCTAAACATCTTGTAATGATGGCTGGTGATGCACTTTTTGAAAGCATCATCACTAAAATACCAGCGACAGATGATACGTTTATACGTCCTTTGACGCTTGATGAGGCATTGAATGGTGACGGCAAATTTGTTGATACGTATCCTACCGCAGGTTCACCTGGTATACCGTGTACCCTTAACAGGAAACATGGTGTTAAAGGTAAACATGGCATCATGAGTCAAGGACCTGATGGTCGATGGTTCATTTCGGATGAGGATTGCCAAAAGCGTGTTGATGAGCTACATGAAGGGTTTAGTCGTGGTGAGATTGGTTTTTCTGTGAATCAATTTTGCATGAAGGATGAAACTCTCAAGCGAGACAGTGAAGGCAATCTCAAGAAAACCAGAGGAGTTAAATGCGCTCCGTTTGAGTCCAACATATGCGGTAAGCGGTATTTTGGTGGTATGGTTTGTTTGTTTAAACAGTTCTTCCATTGTATACCCTTTAAGTGTGGTATGAATGTGTTCTCAAGCGACTGGGATGATTTTATCAAGTGGCATTTAGAAGTTGGTGACATGGGTTTCGATGGTGATATTGGTGGTCAAGAAAATATCATTAAGGGCGAAATCTACGACGAGCTTTATCGCTTTACTGATAGAATTTATGCTCATTATGGCGACCAACCTACTGCTGAGGAGAGGAGACAGAGGGCAAGTTATCTGACAAGCCTTTGCCATTATTACATGGTTATTGGACCTGATCTTTTTAGAGCTAAGTTTGGTAATCCGAGTGGCAATTGGCTGACTTCATTTATATGCTCTTTTACCAGTGGCATTTTGTTAGGTGTGGCTTACTTTGGATTGGCATTACAGCATGACCCGTTGAAAGCTAACATTTACAATTTGAACACATTGGTTAGGATGTCCTTGTCTGGAGATGACAATTTCGTCTCACGTTCCTCCTTGCTCAATTGGTTTACTGGTGCCAACGTGTCTGAATATTTACTGACAAGTTTTGGTTACAAATACACCGATGCACAGAAGGCCGCTGTGTTTCCTCCTGATAGGAAAGTTGTCAAGCTGAATTTTTTGGCTTGTGATACACGTGAGACTGATGAGTATCCTGGTATTAGATATATGGCTTGTAT